CTCCTTCTGATCTAGTATCACTAGCCTTTTCTTCTCATGAGGCTTCAGTGGTAAGATCTCACGTTTCCTATCCCCATCCTTCGTCCTTCTTTACCGACATGTTAAGTCGTGTTGAAAGAAGAGCATATCCTGAACGTGAAGTGTCTTATGTCAATAAGAGACTCCTCCGTTCTGTCAAAAAGTTAAGGAGACATAACCCGTTGGTTGTGTCCCCCTTCAAGAAAGCTTGCCAGATCATGCAACGCTTTCGTGATGAACTTGGAAGTGCTTTTGGCGATTGGGATAGGTGGGATCGTGATGAAGAACTCGATCGAAAAATTGATGGTCTGTTACTGGACCTTCAAGATGCCACGGATGACGTGTTTGGACTGTTCGCCTACGCTATTGGAGCTAAGGCAGACAGCGGACCTCTGAGATTTGACAAGAGTATCTCAGACAGTTGTCTTCGCGAAATGATCGGTTCTATCGGGGTTGAAGGGAAGGGGACTTTCACTTATTCTGATCCCATGGGTCGTTCATGTTTTCCTTTGAACGTTAAGAATACCCATGATGACGCTCGGGCCTTTTCCCTCTACTTGGGAAGGAAGGCCTTCGTCGTGATCGATCCGCGAAAGTCAATTGAAGCCACCGATGCTTTCTTCGATCGGGTGGGGAATCCTCCTCCTACTCTCTCCTACACATCTCAACTCCGTCAGGATAAGATGGTACGCCTTGTTGACAGAATAGCCGAACTCTTTTTTGTTCCGGCGGGTAGCTTTGTTCCTAGCGCCCCAAATTCTGGAAAGGCATGTTTGGAAGTTCCTCTGTCAAAGGGAGGAAAAAGGGCTGCACTGTGGTTAGCGGACGCTGACCGGGGTTTCAAGAATATGACCCGTGCTGACACCATTTTCTCCGGAGGGAAACTTCGTACCATCTCTGTCGGATCGATCACCCAGAGCCGCTATTCGTTTCTGAATTCGTTTATGTTCAACCGAATTCGGAACTTCAAGTGGATGGTGGCTGGTCGATCTGTCCACGAGTGGGCTGAGGACTGTGTGCCATTTGGTTTGCCGGACGATTGGACTTTTTCGTCTGGGGATCTTAAAGCAGCGACCGACCTTTTTTCTGGTCGGTTCATGGATGCCGTGCTGTTGAGGTTGGTAGATCGTTTTGATTTCGGTTCGATTGACCGCGCGACCGCTCTCGAAGAGATGCGGATGTGCGTGATTTCTGCCGATTTCTACCAACCTTCTCTGTCTGGTGAATACGAGTTCGTGTGTTCCCAGATGCGCGGTCAACTAATGGGGAGCGATTTCTCTTTCCCTGTGCTCTGTCTGATCGGGTTTGCCATAGTACTTGAAACTCATGGCCTTTTGGATCACTACCTCTCATTCTCCGACCGCGATTTCAAGGTCGCAGTTTCTAATTTCCGCGACGCGGGAATTAATGGAGATGATGTAGTGACATGGGGCCCAACTTTGGGTGGAATTACTATTGGTGAACGCTGGGCAGAGTGCGTGCCAATATCTGGTGGTGTCCCAGAACCTCCTAAGTCGCCGACTGATCGTCAGTACTTTACGATCAATTCGCAACTATGGAAGTCTACCGCTAGTGAGGTACGAGAAGTCGGCTCCTTGCTTCCCGCTTTGATCTCCGGCCTCAATGTGAAGGCCCATCAATCCCCTCAAAAAAGCTGGATCGTCTTTTTGGAATCTCCCCTACTTGACAAGCAAGTTCAAGATATATTCCAAGCGGACGTGACTCTCATGCCGGAATTTCCGGTGGCATGGGGAGGTCTAGGCTGTACCTGGTGGAATGTCGCTCTAGATGACGCTTTGTTCTTTAAGCGCCTCTGTTACTTGAGAGCGAACCGCACTATCCAGTGGCACGAAATGGATAGTGTTGAAGTTTTACCCTCGGTGAAGTACATCGCCGAGAATAAAGGAAGTCGTTACCTCCTGCAGACGCGACCAAATGATGGCCAGGGCCGTCTCGTGAGAAGCATAACGGGTTTCGCGAAGGTTGAGGACCTAAAGATCGTTCTGGCCGAACGATATAGGTTGAAAAATGCCATTCATTGGACAAAGTCTTGTTACAAGACCCCACGACCGTGGGAGGCTATTCATGATGCCTTTCTCCAATTCAAGATGATGACAACCAACGCAAAAGTGGAACTCCGTCGGGATTACCAGCGAACCATGGAGGCTGATCAAAATGGAGAGATCTTTGTCAAAGATCTCAGGATATTTGAAGAAACCGCGCCGATTCGGTACCGACAGGCAGAGGTTGGACGTTTCGGAAAGCCTGAGGTTTATGATTCAAAACCTGAGTCTGCTCTTGGGATGACAAAGAGGAGTTATGAGGCATTCCTCCGAAGGTTAGCGCTTTCGCGTACTTCAAGAGTGGGGAAGATCCGTC